CTTGCTTGAACTTCTTCTGTCCTCTTGCCCTGATGTGTTTGAAGTTAATCAGATCACTGACTTTCAACAGCGCGGGCGTAACAAGAACAAGTCATACCTCAGGTTCACGCCAGATTTCTCACGACAAATAGAGAAGATTGAAGAACTGTATACTGAGGTGACACCGCTACACCTTCCTGTCTCTGAGTTAAACGACTGGACTGGTATGTACGACGGTGGCTTCTTTGATAATGCAGTCTATCGTCGGCCTATTATGAGCACCTATGCATCTTCGCAGCTAGATGCAATGAAGGCAAGCGACTGCGCCCCTGTTTACTCTGCTATTAATACGCTTCAGCGTACCAAGTGGAAAGTAAACGAGACTCTATTGGAGGTCTTGCGGGAGGCGGTCACCGCAGGTTGGCTAGAAGACAGCCTTGAGCTTCCGACTAGCGAGCCGCCCACTAAGCCAGAGTATCCCGGCGACGATGTACGCGAAGAGGGTGGTTCAGACTGGCGACACTACGCCAACGCGATGCGGCAGTACCACCGCACCATTCAAGATTGGGATATGCGGCGGGCACAGTACGGTAGACTACTGTTCCTTGCAGACTTCTACTCTAAGCGGGAGTACCACTGCCTTGTACATGGTATCGACTTTCGTGGTCGCATCTACCCAACAACATCAGCACTAAACTATCAGGGTGATGACGTTCAGCGTGCGCTCTGCCATTTTGCTGAGGCTCTGCCAATTGAAACCAAGGAGAGTGCCGACTGGTATCTTGCACACGGCGCGAACTGCTACGGCTACGACAAGGTAAGTCTGTTCCGACGAGTGCGCTGGTGTGTTGAAAACAAATCTAAAATCCAACAGGTTTACGATGATCCCACCGAGAACCGATGGTGGACAACAGCCGAGAAGCCTTGGCTATTCTTAGCATGGTGCCTTGAGGCTGCGCCTTTTCTTGCAGACCCCAAGCCGGGGTACATGAGCCGTATTCCTGTATCAGTTGACGGCAGCAACAACGGGCTACAGATCTACAGCCTGTTACTGCGCGACCCTGTTGGCGGTAAGGCTACTAATATTACAGACCAAGATGAGCCTAGTGATATTTACCAAGACGTAGCAAACAAGACTACGGAGCTACTTCGCAATGCGGTAACCACGGGCAGCGATGATAAAGATTTAGCGGAATCTTGGTTGAATCTGTGTAGTGGTGAGCTACCCCGAAAGGCAACTAAGAAGGTGGTCATGACTGATGTGTACTCGTCCACCATGTACAGCCGTCAGCACTACGTCAGCGAGTGGTATTACAGTATTGTACGTAACCAGAAGCTGGACCCTCCTCCCTTTCCTCCACGCTCAACGTACAAGGCCACGTATTTTTTGGCCCAAAAAATTTCTGAGGCGCTTTCGTTAACGGTTTCTGCTGCAAGTTCTGCGATGTCTTGGATGCGGGAGCTTGCGGATGAAGCCAGTAGGCAGAATGTTCACCTGAGTTGGGTCACACCAACCGGCTTACGTGTGAAACAAAACTACTGTAAGTCAACGGCACGTACCGTCGAAGTGCAGGCTCAACGTAAAGTTAAAGTCTACCTGCGGGACTGGTCTGATCAGGTGGAGCGGCGAAAGTCCGCTAACGGTTTCTGTCCTAACTACATCCACTCACTGGATGCGGCAGCGGCAACGCTAACTGTCAACCAGATGGCGGACCAAGGCGTTAAGGATTTCATGATGATCCACGATAGCTTTGGATGTCACGCACACTTTATTCCGCACATGAACCGAGCACTAAGAAATGTATATCGTCAGATTTTTAGTGACGACCTTCTTGCAAAGCTAAAGTCAGAAGTGCAGACTACACTAGCACCGAACACACAACTGCCGGACGCACCGAAGTCCGGTAGTCTTGACGTTAATCAACTCACCGCATCAACTTACTTCTTCGCATAGAATGGCTGGCCGCATCTACGTTCAACGACAAAAACTTTTCACCCCTAAACTTAACGCCTTCTACCTGACACTGGGGGAGCCAAAGTTCTACAACTCTGATGATAAGGAGGGCGGCTTCAGTGTGTCGCTGACTGCTGACCCAGACGAAGTTACCGACTTCCGTATTCAGATGGAGTCAATGGCAGAGGATCTCTATCAGGAGTACCTCGATGCATCAGGTAAGAAGAAACTGCAACGCCGCGACCCTCTCATTCCCATGAAGAATGAAGAGGACCGTGAAGGTAATGAGACTGGTAACCTACTGTTCAAGTTTAACACAAAGGCACACCGTAAACAGAAGGACGGTCGCCTGTTCCCGGTGGATGTCCCCGTGCTGGACACGCAGGGTAACCGCCTCCCTGTAGATAAGATCAATCGTCTTGGCCGAGGCACCGAGATGGTGGTTAGCTTTGACGCCAAGGCTTACTACATGTCAGGTATCTTTGGAATTACTTGGGCACTGCGGGCTGTGCAAGTGCATAACCCTATGTGGCGTGAGTCGTCACCGAGTGAGGACTTCGCGGGCGTGACTGCGGATGGCTACGTGATGGACGACGACGAAGCAGCTTTGTCTGACTTCGGAGATTGAATTACATAGGCATTGACCCCGGTCAGCGTGGCGGGTTAGCACGTATTACACCCGGCAGTATTGATGTGTGGCCTATGCCTCGCCATGCTAGTGAGGAGGCGGTGCGCTATGGCACTCCGGTTGACTGGTGCAGAGTCTACCGTCTCCTCAGTCACTGGGAGCCCACCGAAAAAACTCTTGTGTTCATTGAAAAGGTTCATGCTTTCAGTGGGCAGGGCGTTAGCTCCACGTTTAAGTTTGGAGCTAACTACGGTGGGCTGCTAGGTATTCTCGGGGCCATGAACGTGCAGTACCAACTAGTAGTTCCACGCACATGGAAGAAAGTAGTTCTGGGTACGGACTTTGATCATGGCAAAGAAGGCACGATTGATTTCCTACGCATGAACTATCCCACTGTTAATCTACTCGCCACTTCGCGTAGTAGGAAACCGCATGACGGCATGGCTGACGCACTAGCCATCGCACACTATGGCATTAAGAAACAAGCGTGAGACCTGCCCGCACTGCGGAGCGCGAAGGGGGTGGGCTGCTGACGACGATGGCGGCGGGCACTGCTTCTCTTGCGGGGCTCACTCAGGATCCACAGACTACAGACCACAAACCGACAAAGACTTTATGTCAATCGCTACAAGTAAACTTATCTCAGGTGTTGAGATCAGGCCAATCGGGAGTAGGAGAATTGAGAAGAAAACTTGTGAACGTTATGGGTACGGCTTCGCTACATGGAAAGGTAAAGAGGTGCAGGTCGCGTCATTTGAGGACGCCACTGGTACTGTTGTCGCACAGAAGCTGCGGTTCACCGACCCCGAAACGGGTAAGAAAGATTTTCGCACTCTGGGTGATAGCTCTGCTATTGGGCTATGGGGTAGGACTCGCGTGCGTTCTGCCAACCGCATCCTGATTATTACTGAAGGCGAACTGGATGCCCTTGCTGTTAGTCAGGTATTTGGAAACAAGTATCCTGTTGTGTCCGTACCGCACGGGGCGCAGCAAGCTAAGAAGTACATTAAGAAAGATCTAAAGTGGATTCAGAACTTCGAGCAGGTTGTCTTTTGTTTTGATGAGGACGAGGCCGGGCGGCAAGCGGTTGCTGATTGCCGTGACCTGATCGAGCCCGGTCGCTTGCGTGTGGCTCGCCTGCCTTTGAAGGACCCTTGCGATATGCTTAAGGCACACCGAGGTGACGAGCTTTACAGGGCTATCTGGGACGCACCGCGCTGGACACCGGACAGCCTGCTGCATGGTGACGAGCTACTCAAGCGGGCGACTGAGCGCCACGTTGCCGAGCTAGGTTCCTATCCTTATGATGAGCTTACTGAACTCACGGGTGGGATTAGATTCCGTGAACTGGTCATGCTATGTGCAGGTTCAGGTGTAGGTAAGAGCACCTTGTGCAACGAGATCGCAGCACACTGCCTTAAGCAGGGTGAGGGTGTCGCAGTGATTGCTCTTGAGGCTGACCCCTACCGCACAACACGGGGGATCTACACAGTACACGCTAACCGTAACCTTATTACAGAACACGGCGAAGGCACAGCGGAGCTTGTGAAGGCGGCGCACGCAGAGTGGGGTGACAAGCTGTATGTGTTTGATGGCTTCGCGTGGTCAGACCCTGATGAACTGTGCGCTCTCCTTAGGTACATCGCCAAGGGTCTTGACACAAAAGTAATTGTGCTGGACCACGTTAGCATTGTAATCTCCGCAATGGAGACGGACGATGAGCGTAAGGCCATCGACTCACTGATGACTCGACTGCGTAAAATCGTAGAAGAGACAGGGGTGGCTTTGTTTCTTGTCAGCCACCTTAAGAGGCCGCAAGGTAAAGGCCACGAAGATGGTGCAATGGTTTCATTGTCACAACTCCGCGGCTCTGCTGCACTCGCACAGTTGAGTGACATGGTGATCGGATTGGAGCGAGATCAGCAAGCTACTGAGGAATCGGAGCGACACATATCTACTGTTCGGGTATTGAAGAACCGTTACTCTGGCCGCACTGGTCCGGCAGGTCACCTGTCATTTAATATTCAGACGGGACGGCTGCAACCAGTCGATGACTTTAGCGGAGCAGAAATGCAATGACTATTATTGGCTTGGTTGGTTACCCTGGTACAGGTAAAGATACTATTGCCGTGGCGTTGAGGCAGCGCTTTGGTTACGAGCGTGTCGCCTTTGGAGACGCTGTTAAAAACCTGCTGCTAATGCTTGACCCGTTTTACCAGAACAGCCTATGGCTTCTTGAAAGACACAAGCGTGACGCAGCACACCACACGCGAGAGCGGTTGCAGAACCTTGGTCAATTCATGCGGACAGTTGACAGGGACTACTGGATTAACTGCGTCAATGATTCCGGTGTTCCTTCGGATGCAGTATTCACTGACATCCGTTACGATAACGAGTTAGCTTATGTGTGTCGGAACTTTGGTGGTGTTATCTTTGGCGTTACTAGGGAAGGTACTGGTCCTGTTAACAATCACATGTCCGAGCGCAACACTACTGATCTTCTCAGAGCGGTAGACTACACAATTACAAATGACGGAACACCAGCCGAAGCAGCCGACAAAATCCACACGCTCGTCAACGATCATCTTCGACATCGAGACGACTCCCCTTCCCGAAGCTGAACACCTTTGGCTTATCACTCTTATTGACCTTGA